ATATACTGAGGAACGTGAGCTGTGATTTCGTTTGCGTCAAAGTTGTCGGTATTTGCGTTTACAGTGAACTCACGCACTCCCATGAAGTTGCCTCGCACAAACGGGAAGTAGATATACGAACCAAGACCAATCGGGTCTACCGACTTGTCGTATTCGTATTCTGTAATCTGGTTAAACGAGACAGTCTTGGGTGTCAACAAGTCTCCGCCTCGGAGGACAAACTGACTGAAGTCGGAGAACAATATCAAGTTGTCTTGGAACGAAATGGCAGCTCTAAGCTTGGTCACCTTGTCAGACGAAAGGGTGGCGTCGATTGGGTCTCCGTCCAGCAGTGTTGTAACTGAAGTCCGGTAGAAGTTGTATCGTTGTAAGTCCAACTCACTGTCGTAACCTCCAAACTTCACTTCACTCATGGAAACCGACGAGTTAGACAAGAAGCCTAGACGACTCTTGAACTGGAACACCCGTTGAATGGTATTACCAATAAAGGAAGGGTCGGGGTTTGACAGCTCATCCCCTGCGTCCAGCTTATCCAAAGGCATGTGATTCAGCTCAAATGCGTTTACGGCTGTGCTCTTGAGAATCAAAGGCATTGTATTCGAGTCGATGCGGTCGCTCACGTTGCCTCCGCTGGTTTCAAACCAACCACCGTCTCCAACAGAACCGTCTGCCAAGGACGGGGTGTGGCCATTAACCAAGAACTGAACATACCTGTCGTCTTCCGCTGCATCTACGTCGCCTTGAACGGCAATCTTAAACCTGTGGATAGCGGTGCTGGGTAGGTCCGCTAGGTTAGGAATTGATTTATATGCAACCCCAAGGCCCTCTCCAGCCATTGAATCGTCTACTTGAATCCTAAAGTCAGCAGGTCCGGTAATAACGCCAATTTGGTTACCTTTGAGACTTACGGTGAACGATGTGTCTGAGGCCAGAGAAGGGTAGTCTAGGTAGGAATTATTTTCCGCCAATACAGAAGCGCTGCCGAGGTCGGAAATAGCGTGGTCAGTTATGACGTGGTTAAGAGGTTTATCGTAGCGGTCAGCGCTCGTAGCGTTGCGCCCTCTTCCGACCGGGTCTGCAACGGTTCTAGGTCCATCAGCGTCCGTAGCTACGCCCTCAAACAAATTCTGTATGATGTAATCCGACTCGGCTTCAAAAGCGGTGTTATACATCGACTCCGTGTCGTCGTGCTCATAACTTCTCTGCGAAGGCCCAGAGTAAGTCCAGTTCTCATAAACGGTCCCACCAGCGGTCGTAATAGACAACCCATACTTGCGGTCGTAGTCACCCTGCTTCACAAACACCAAAGCCTCTGAGCTTAAAGGAGCACTCGTTGTGGAGTCTTTAGCCACCTTCTTCTTGGTATTCAAGACGTAGGTGAAGTCACCAGTAGTAAACAGCTTTAGGTCGTCCACGGGGACCGTAGGCGTCGAGTCGTCAACGCCGTGAGTAAGGTAGTTACGCGTTTCAAGAATTAGCTCTGCGTTATCTGCGTTGTCTACAGTGTATTCAACTGTGTTTTGGTAGGAGCCAGTCCCAGAGCCATACAGTGTAACGTCCCCGTCAAACCTAAGTCGCTTTTTGTCGGTGTCGGTAGCGATGTCGTGGATGTCGTATAAGGTAGTTCCTTTGTTTAGACCTCCGGTGATTCTGAGTTTACCCAACCGGGTGCTCTCAGAGCTTAGAACTGTAACGGGAGACTTCTGAGTAAGGGTGATTTCTTTCTTACCAATGTAATCAGTAGCAAACGACTCAACCACCCCGGTATAACGCTCTGTGATTGTCGCCTGAGCCCCTGTAGAGAGGTTAAAGGCTGCGATAGACTTCGTTGAGGAGGTAACATTTTTAATAATAACCACATACCTCTCGTCTTGGTCGCGTTCGATGAAGTGAATCTTAGAGTTCGCGTCGAGAGACGCTGTTTCTAGTAGTGTGACGATGTGCTGACAACCCGGTCGTTTTTGGAGACCGTCCACGATGCTTGGCAAAGCGTTCTCCTGTTCCTCACACTGACCAGCAAAACGAATAGCGTCTGGCTGCTGTGAGACCCCTTGAATGAGGTTACTTACCGAGGTGTTGATTAAGGGCATTAGTAGATATTAGGGTTGCGGTGGACGCCCACACGACGGGCTACGTCCTCGCTGTCAAAGATGGTTCTGTCAGATGATTGAGAGTCTAGCTCCAGTAAACGAGCACGGGCTTGCATTTCATCCAACGCAATTAACGATTGAAGTTCTGTGCTTCCAATGATGCGACTTTGAAACACACGGGAGGCTCTAAGGGTAATGTAGCGTCTGGCTACTTCCACAAGCTCGTCCCATGATAGTTGAACGGTGAGGTCAACTTTGAAGGTTTCGCTGAAGATGTCCGTTTGGTTTTTACGGTCATACAAATACAACCCACGCTGAACAACGTCGCGTGTCTTGTCTACCGCATCAACGAAAAGAGTTTCATCCGGCAACCTAAGTTTTCCGGTTAGCTCTTTGGTTGGCTCGTAGTTTGTAATGGTGTTGAAGTGCCACTCTTCGGTTTGCACTTCCTTTGAGACTTCACGTAGAGCGGTCAAGGCGGTGCTGGCGGAAATTGGTAGTGCTGCTGAGTCAGCTAGCGTGTTTACGGGTGCTTCACCAATATGCCCAAGCATTTGGTTTACACTTTCTAGTTCAGTAGTTAGAGCCATTTGTTTATTTTAAGTTAGCAACGCCAGCGTTTAAGAGCGAGCGCTTTTCTTGTAGGGCGACCTTTTTTGTCTTCCATAGGTCCTTTGACGCCCGACATGCGAGAACAGAATGAACGCTTACGAGCAGCCCTTTTTCCTTTAGGGTTTTTCTCCGTGACCGGAGCTTTGAGATTAGAGCCTGTTTTGCGGTTATAGTGGTCGCGTCCTTTTTTGGTGAGACCGCCTTTCTTAGACTTATGTTCTATCCGCATATTTACTCTCTTCTTCTTCATAGGAAAAAAAGGGGCCTCCAAAGACTATTCTAAGGAGGCCCCTATAGGGTTTATGTATTAAGACCTAACGCTCACAGCAGCTTCAGGACGAAGGATGCCATGACCCATTGCGTATTTCGCAAGCATGAGGGTAGCTTGTTTAGGAATGGAGTATTCCGATTCCACAGCGAGGTCCATAAGCTTGACAGTTCCGATAGCGGACTTGTGACCAGCAACGAACTTAAGAACGTCGAGACCAGCGTCAAGATAGCCTTTACCACCCGACAAGCCGTCAGCGTCATCGAACGGGTTGTTCTTAGCGTTGGCGTCGTCACCAGTAGTAGCGCTAATCGCGATGTCAGACAAGTGAGTCGAGCTGAAGATTTTCAGTCCAACAAGCTCCAACACCTTACCAGAAGCAATGCTACCAGCACCGCTAAAGTCGCGGTTGATGGCTGCGTTATCACTACCTGCGAGGAGGTAGTAAAGCTCAGGCGTCAGGATAGCGAAGCGGTCTTCAGACGGGATGTCTTGCTCGTCCAGTTTCTGCGCGATGAGGCGGAAAGTCTGGATGAGGTTAGCAGCAGTGCTTAGGTCCGCAGGAGCACCAGTGGTGGTTCCACAATCAATCACAGTGCCTTGAGCAGCATCAGGGTTAGCGCGAGCAGCATCGTCCACATGAGAAGCAGCAACGAGAGTTCGCATAGTAGCGAGGTCGAAGCGCTTAGCAAGTGCGCGTCCCAACTCGGTCGAATAGGCAGAACGCACGTCGTAGTGGTTCTTCAATTCGTCGATGTTAGCGATGGACGTAGCAGCAATCAGCACATCATCAATGTTGATTACTCGCTCTTTGTGATTGAGTTTTGAAACGTAATCAGTGCCGTTGTTGGCTTCAAATACGTCGTCACCGGGGGTGTGATACTTAGCAGTTGCTTTGCCCATAGTGGGGAACTGCGCCGACTTACCACTCGAAATAGTCCGAACGGTATGGAGGTCTTTCATCACGTTATTTTCTTCAAACGTGGTGAGGACTTCGTTAGCAAATACCTTTAGAAACAAAGCGTCGGTGTCTCCAGCGAGATTGCTTTGTCCAAGGCGGGATGGGGTAATAAGACCATTAGCCATAATATAATTTTGTTAGTTTGTTTTGGTTTAGGTTTTTCAGGTCGGTCGAGGCGTCGTTCACTCAACAGCGTTATCCTTTCGGGCGCTCTGGTTACTTGTATGCTTATCCAACAGGAAATCGTAGATACCGTCAGCTAGGTGTTGACCCAGCTTGGTCGGTTTGGAGAACAAGATGTAGTCTTTCTTGTCGTCTCCGAAAAATGGTTCGCAAAGAACAGCAGGAAGGGCATCATTTTTCAT